GGTACCACAAAAATAGTAAAATAGGGTGCCAGGGGTATTCATATTTTTATATCTTTAAATAACCATATAACTATGACACTCAATGCATATAGGCATATTAGCAAGTTCGACTTCTTATCTGGTTATTTAGTTATATGGTTATATGGTTTTAGGGGGGGTCATATCACCGACCATATAACCAGCTTTACTTTCGACATTTATATTATCTTTTAATTAAAAATAAGGAGTTAACAAAAAAATGGCTAAGAAAAGAAAAAAGAAAGGTAAAAAATATTGGCAAAAGTTTAATGTTCCTGGAGTCAATTATGATAAGCAAAAAAAACGCTGGATCGCAACAGGGGCTCTAAATGGAAAGAGGATGTACCTTGGCTCTTTTGTACGGAAGAGTGAAGCGGTCAGGCAGAGAGTAGCAATTGAAGCAATGAGAGGTGGAGACTCAATAGAAAGCCCTGGATGGATATATCTTAGAAACTGCAAGGAGTAAACAAAACGCTGAAATTGACAAACAGTCAATAAAACATTAAAACAGTGACATGAATAAGAAATACAGGACAAAGAAATATAAAAATGGACATGAGTTACTTGCAGACTTGGTTCAGCAATATGTCACGCCATTGGATGTGAAAGCAAAGGGCAAATGGAACAAGAGATGTCTTGATGCATTTGTAGACCTTTTTGAGCTTGCCAGACACAAGTTCTATGATAAAGCGCCTCACCCTATGCAATTGCTAGAAATCATCAGTCAGATGGCTATAACGTCGGTAGAATTTGATTATATTCGCTCTATTCATCCACCATTTGAACGTGCAGTGCAATTGCACATGGATTTCCTCAAGCTCAAAGATATCAATTTTATTCGCTACAATCTGCTTTCAGACAAAGGAACAGTGAATAATGGGGCACTAAAAATATACATGGCTCAGGTACACAACGTTGGAGACCAATTAACCCCTGTTGAAAATGAAGATGATGATGACGATTTTCTAAGCAGAGTTGAATACGTAATCAGGAAGAAATGAGCAAAATAATTAAAGAGCTGACGTATCCACAAGGGGAAATGTTTTTGATGCGTCAAAATCGTGTTCCTTTTGCTTTATTTACGGGTGGTTATGGATGTGGTAAGAGCGAAATACTTGTAGAAAATGCCATACGGGACATAAAGCTATTCTATGGTTGCAAAGTGGCTTGTTATGCCCCAACTCTTGACCTTCTTAGTCTCAACGTAATTCCTCGTATTGAGGTTGCTCTTGATAAATTAGGTATTAAACACAAGTACAACAGTCAAAAGAAAATAATGTTCTTGCCTGGAGATAGACAATTCATATTCCGGTCAATGCATGACGAAGGCCGGATAGTAGCTTATGAAGTGTATGCAAGCCATATTGATGAAGCGGATCTTATGCACACTGTAGCAAAAGCTGATGCGGTATTTAATCGTATAATTGCAAGGAACAGGCAATTATGGCTGAAGAAGAAGAAACCGTATAAGAAAAATGGAGGCCCTAACCTGCATAAAAATCATTTTAATCAGGTGTGTTTATATTCTACTCCAGAGGGTTTTAAATGGACTTATCAAAGGTTCAAAAAGAACCCAGGAGAAGGCTATAAGTACGTCCAAGCTCCAACGTCGAGCAATTGGAATTTAGACAAGACCTTCATTAAGAATCTGAGAGATACCTATACTCCAGCTCAATGTGAAGCATACCTTGAAGGCAAATGGACAAACATATTTACAGGTTCGGTCTACACGTATTTCGATAGAAAGAAACACCATACAGATAAGGTTATTCTGAAAGGTGATAAATTAATTGTAGGATGCGATTTTAATTATGGTGGAAATTGCGTTTCTATCTATAAAGCAATTACTGAATGGAGCAAAGCAACGCAGAAACAAAGAAAGGAAATCCCCTCTAAGAGAGCGATTTATGAATTGCAACAGAACATTATAGGCCTGTCTATGGTTTCAGAGATTACCGCTCACGATACTGAGCAGATGATAATTGAGTTGAAGAGTAAGTTTTCAAAGCAGAGCCTTACTTTGTTTCCAGATGCAACAGGGGACAAAAACAATTCAAATGCTTCGCAGTCTGATATTGCAATGTTAAAACAAGCTGGTTTTCCTATAAAGGCTCATTCTATAAATCCTCGGATTCTGGATAGAGTCAACGCAGTTCAAAGATTGATGTATCAAAATAAGTTTGAGATAAACACGCATACATGTCCTAAATCAACAGAGGCGTTTGAGGAACATGCATACAGTGAAACGACCGGATTGCCGGAAAAGTTCGCTGGTTCTGCAACTGTAGATGATCGTAACGACAGTTCAGGCTATCCAATTGCGTACCTGTTTCCAATACGAAAATTAACGACTACAAGGATGGATATCTAATGGCATTTGAATATGAGACAAAAGACGTAGGAAGCGCTGGAACTGAAGTTGTATCTGCCATGGAAGAGCCGGACGTGTTAACCAAGCAATCAAGAACCATGGAAATATGGCTTGAGAGAACGCTGTTACCTAGAACGCTGATGCAAGGAACTTATGGAATGCGTCAAGCTGGAGCCGAGTTTTTACCGCAACATCCGCTTGAGTCTAATCAATCCTTTAAGAATAGGGTTCAACAGTCCACCCTATTAAACGCTTATATGAAAACTATCCTGTTCTTGGCAGGTCAGGTATTCCAGACCGATATCATATTCAAGGATGGTACTGCTCCAGAAGTTGAAGAGTGGTGTAGAGAAATAGACTCGAAAGGAAATGCCTTCAATGTTTTTGCAAAAAGATTTTTCATTGGTGGATTGGCAAAGGGAGTCAATCATATTTTTGTAGATGTTCCTAAGTCCTCTCAAGATGCCAAGACAAGAGCAGATGAAAAAGCCCTTGGCATAAGACCATATTTCAAGATTGTTAATCCTGAGGATATCCTTGGAACGGTGGAAGACGAAGACGGGAACCTTGTCCTTGTAAGAATTCTGGAATCAACCACAGTTCGGAAAGGGGAATATGGGACAAAGGTTATGAAAAGGATTCGAGTTTTGGAACCAGGCAAGTGGACACTTCATGAAGAATCTATTGATGGAGCAACGTCGATGATTGACGAGGGTACTTTTTCCACAAACCTAATCCCATTAGTAACATTCATGCCTGGAGAAGAGTGGAGCCATGTTACAGGCGAACCGCCTATGAATGATCTTGCCTATCTCAACTCATGCCATTGGGTTTCATCATCACACCAGACAAATATTCTCAACGTTGCAAGAGTTCCTATCTTGTTTGGTAGAAAGATAGAGATTGAAAAGATGCCCGTTGGTGTGGCTACAATGGTTGTATCTGATGACGAAGGCTCTGATATGAAGTACGTGGAGCATTCAGGTCAAGCTATTGCGGCTGGTCAGACTGACTTGAAAGAAACAGAAGCCAAGATGTCTCTCTATGGCCTGCAACAGCTTATTCCTCGCACTGGCAGTATGACTGCAACTGAGAAGGCCTTGACCTCTCAAGAAGCAAATTCAAGCCTTGCTACATGGGGTCTTGATCTTCAGTCCAGTTTGCAGAAAGCTTTTGAGATAGCCTGTCAGTTAATGGGAACTGAGTTCTCAGAAGAAGGACTGGAAGTAAACACTGATTTCTTTTCTGGAATTGCTGATCCGAATATGTTGGAGAAGATCCTTAAAGCGAACGACCAAAGTATCATATCAGCAAGGGGTTGTTTTGAGGAGTTCAGGCGACGTGGGGTTTTTGATGAGCATCTTGACTGGGAAGATATGACAGCCGACATTGAGCAAGAGAAGCGGGAAACAATGGAAGCTATGGCAGTGTTTGATAGTCAAGGCGAGACAGACGACAACGATGAATAAGAAGAATCTCTATTACTTCATCCGGCTCATTGAGCAGAAAAAGAAGATAGAGGGTTTCGAGAGAGTTGCTATCGCGCTCCTGTTGAAAAACCTAAAGACTTTCTCCAAAAGGGTAACGTTTAAGAACAAAAAACAGACGCTGGCTGAGCTTAACCGGATTATCAAGATACTGAACAGGGGGCTTGCAAAATCGGTTGTTTCTGTGGGAAAATACGCTTACAAGGACACAAATGATATTCTGAGCTATGGGGGGCTGGCTTTAGAATATAATAAGAAGGTTATGTCTAAGGCTCAGCTTGGGGCTATAACCAAAAGCGTTATGGTTGCGAATAGCAGATTGGAAACATGGATCGGAAACGCTATTCTTGATAAAGCACTTCTTAAAGATTTGAATGAGATAAAACGTAGGGGTTATGGATATAAGAAGGCAGTAAATATTCTGGTTAAAAAACACCTCAATAGCAATAGAACAAAATCAGACATTGAAACGATAGCCATTTCCTATATGCAGACCATGGCGGCAAAAGCTCATAAAGATGTGTTCAAGGCCAATGCTCATTTGATTGAAAAATACGAATGGTCTGCAATTATGGAGAATGGAAACGCGGAAACTGGCAGAGGCACATGTCCAAGATGCGCGGCGTTAGATTCACAGAAGCGTGATAAAATAGAGGATTTCCCGAGTTGCCCTTTGCACCCTCGTTGTAGGTGTATAATCAGGGTGGTTCCAAAAGATTTGAGCGAGGTCTTAGGAATACCAAAAGAGACGCGGAAAGAGCGAGCGGCTATCAGGAAAGAGACAGACAGACTTCTTGCCAAGAATGGGTTTAAACCTACAGGAGAGCATTGGGGATATAACAGAGTCCAACGTAAAAGAGGCGATAAGCAGAAGTCTTTGAAGGATGAAACAGGTCGGTACAGAAGTATTAAAAGTAAAGATAAGTTAGGACTCAATGACAATTATGCGACTTGGTTTTTCAGCAAGGGGAGAGAGTGGCAGAACAACGCTGTAGGAAAAACAAGAGCTGAGTTATTGAGGTCTAAGAGAATTAAGTTCAAAGACCTTGTAGATGTAGAAGGAAAATTGATCCTATTGAGGGATCTGCCACAGACAGACTAAAGGAGAATTTACTATGAAGTACAAATTGACTGAGAACGGCAACATTGCAATCAAAGATGGACATCCGGTAATTGTAGACGATGATGGAAAAGAATCTACCATCGATGCCCTTGGTGCTAATGAGAAAATAAAAGGCCTTGTTGCAGAGTCAAATGGACGCAGGAAAAA